AGCGGCTCGGTATCTACACGATTTAAGGCTGCCTGAGACGTAAAAAACCGCCCTATAAAGGCGGTTCATATAGCTATTTCCAAACTATAGCATAATTGTATCAAAAAGGTTCAACGGTTGCAACAGGATAAATACATATTCTTTTTCAAATCTGCATTTTACGTTACGCTAATGCAACACATCGTCTTGGCTCGATAATCTTGCAGGCTCGAAATTCATCGTCCAGCTTGCGAAGTATGGATTCTTCGATTTGCGCAATTATATTACTCACTTTCTTCCTATGCGCCCATACCGTGCCTTTTGACAGGTCGTACTTGTCCATGATGTCAACCTGCTTCGGCACTTCTCTCAAGATATTCGACACCAGCGCATCACATATCAGCAAGTTCACGCCGTTGTTCTGCTCTTCGATATAGGCGGTAATATCCACAATCCCGCTTAAGTCCTCGCTGTATTTACACTCAACCACTGCAAGCTCGTATCGGTTTAACACGCGCTCAATACGGCTAATAATCATCGCGGCGTTTGCGTGTGTCTCGGCTTGCGTTAAATCCCCACCGCCGCCTGTAACGCCTTTACTCTCGCACCAAGCGCAAACAGAAGCCGTGTTGTTCATCGGCTCCATTCTCACGCCACGGATTTTATACACATCGAGTAAGACTTGTTCCACGTTTCTGTACATCTACATGCTCCAACTGATTTTAAATTCGTTCGCCGCCCATGACTGGATATTGTTTTGATACTCTGTCATCTCAGCCACATTCAGCTTTGTAGTGCTGATTGGCGTTTTAAGCTCGCTGCCGTCCGGCATGGCTTTAAGCTCAAAACCCAGAAAGTAGCCTTTACAATACTCATGCCATGTTTCCGCGCTGTACCGCCTGCCATTTACCCATGCTTTATCTGCCAATTCCCCATAAATCGCCCAAAGCCTTTTGTTTTGCTCATGGCTTCGCTTGGCTTTGTAAGGGCGGATCGTGATTTCTAAATCCCCATTCTTGACCCAGTTTTTAAGCTCGTTGGTAAACAGGTTTACGATGTTCCCCGCGTTATCTGCGGTTGCTCTGAATTTCTGACTATTCATATTCTGACAAACACAGGCCACGCGCTACGAAGCACGCAAAAGACACACCAGCCAACACCGCGCCGATACCAATCAATCCCAATAAAATCATTTCAATCCCCTAGTAAATTCTGAACCTGTTTTAATAACTCTCGCTCCGTGCCGTACAGGCTCTCAAACGTTCGCGGCGCGGCGTGAAAGGCTATCCCTACTCCGCCAGTCCGATGATGGGCAGGGCATAGCGGTATCGTCTCAAAATGGCTGTTCCGCCGTCCTATCCCTGCTCCGTTTCGGATATGGTGTACCTCTGCCGGTATGTCGTATCGCCCACTATTGCGGCAGACGATACAACCGATAGAGGCCACGCGCTCAAGGTGTCGTTTTTCCTCTTTGGTTTTGCTCATTTATGCACCCTTCCCAAACAGGAAGAATGACAAAAGCAAAACACCCCAGATAATTGCAAACCATGCGACAACAAAAAAGTACATAGGCGTGATTGTCGTTACATTTTTGGCATCAAGCCGAATGGTTACTTTTTTGGTTAAATCCAATTTAATTAAAATCTCAGCGAGAAAATAACCAAAGTGAATAAAAATTAATGACGAAACAATCGAAAAAATTTTAACCACCTCTAAACCTCCGCAATTCCTATATCAAGCCCACCGTTCTCTCTTGGCTCGCTCGAATATGTTGCTAAAATAAATCTAACTTGGTTGTCGTTGTGATAGACAACGCCTTGCAAGGCATCGACAGCGACTTTTAGGCAGTTATCAAGGTCAAGTATTACCTTGCTTGCCGTGCCGTCCTTATTCATCTTCGGCACTAGGCTGACAAACAGGATTACGTCCTTTTCAGACGGCCTAAAACCTGCCCTTTCTGCCGCGTGAGAAACGCAAAGCTTGTATGCCCTCGCTTCCTTGCTTAATACCTGCCTATTTCTAAACGTTTTCCAATATCGGTTAGTGCTTATCGGGTAAGGCAGGGAAAGAACATTCGCTCTTTCCGCCGCCTCTACTATTTGCTCAATCGGGATTAATACGGCCAATGACCACCCCAATCATCGTCTTGGTTGCGTACTTTCTTAGCAACCCACTCGACAAACCCAATCGCCAGCACCACGACCGATACACAAATCAAAAATACTGCAAGCTTCATAAGTAATCCCACTTTCTGCCGAATTGTTTGTAAATACTTTCCGCTACGCCGATAGGCCAGTTTTTCGGGTCTAATTGCGGACAAGCCTCGTTTGCAAGCTCTGCTGAAATACTCATGCTTACCGCGCCGCGCTTGGCTGAGAACAGTCGTTCTTCGTCTGCGTCTGTAAACTCTTTCGCCCTCTGGCGCGTACCGGGAAATTTTGGCTTCTTGACCGCATAGTATTTCGCGTGATATTCAGCAACACACTGCCGGCATTGACCGCTGTATTGCTGAATCCCTTGTTTATTGAAGCCTTTTTTATAAAATTCGCTGATAGGCTTTCTTTCTTCACATCCTGAGCATTTGCGCGTTTCCATTTCCCTTAATCCTTTTCGCGTTGTCCAAATTCATCAATCGGCGGCATATCTACCCAAAGAGTGATTCCGATCAGTGCGGCTATTGCACCAAGCCCAATAAGAAAAGTGTCATCATTTTCTTCCCTTTCTTCTTTTCAGCAGTTCCAATTCAGCTTTCAGACGTTGGTTTTCCGACTTGAGTGTCGTATCTGCTTTGATTTTTTGAGATTGCGATAATCTCTGATTTCACTCGTGCAAGCTCTGCGTTCTTCGCTTCGATTTCCGCTTGCAGTTCTTCGATTTTCTGCGTTTGAGCGGTCATCTTTGCCATCAAGCCGTTGGAAGTGCGTTTTTCATCGTTCAGACGGCTGATTGTTTCCGACAGGTTCGCGCTGACCATTTCCGCCGCCTTTTCCATTTCGTCTTTTTCGGCTTTTATATCTGCGTTTTCCTTTTCCAGATTGTAATTTCGCTTAGTGATATCCGTGTTTTCCTGCTCCAGCTTGTAAAACTGATTGGTGTACATATCCAACATTGCACCGTAGGTATCAATATCGTCCATGTAGGTTTGCTTAGGCACGCCGCCCAATTTCCTGATTAACCAATTTTTCATTTCGTCATTTCCTTTTGTTGCGCCATTCTTCAAACTTTTCGCGCCGTTTCTGTATCACGATTTCATCGGCTGGCTGGAAAGCACTTCCGCCGCTCCAGTAATCGCCCTTGTCGCACTTGTAGCCTCCGTGATAGAAGCTCGCCCGTTGCTCAGACGTTTGCGATTTCTCGCATTTCGCAAATCCTCTCATCGGCGTATTGGCCTCTGCTTGAAAGTTTGCGTGTTTGCAGTAGAAGCAGGTTTCACGCACGGTAACTATCCCAGTCAAACGGTATCAACTTGCCGCCGCCATCTCTCAATCGGTCTCTGATACGGGCATCAACGTTTTCGCGGAAATCTTTAGCCGACAAGTTAGTTAACACCAGCGTCGGCATAAGCCGCTCATATCGACCGTTGATGACTGAAAACAAAATCCGACCATCCGTCTCAGACAGGTTGCCCGCGCCAAATTCATCAAGCACCAGCAATTCAGGTTTTACAAAAGTTCCAACAGCCTCTTTCTCGCTTCCGCCGTTGAAACTGTCTTTTACGGTCTGAAGCATATCGCCAACAGTAATTACCACTGCACTGCGACCCGATTCGATAACCTTGTGAGCAATGCCACAGGCTAAATGATTTTTCCCAGTGCCACGCTTGCCTGAAAAAATCATGTTCCGACCAGTCTGTAAAACATCCTCGAAGTTTTCCGCATAATCGGCGGCGGCAGCTTTCGCCCTTGCCATTCCGATCACGCTTTCATCGACATGGAAATTTTCAATTCGGCAGTTTTTAAACCGTTCGGCAATGCCTGATCGGCCAATGCGTTTTGACATTTCGTCCTGCTTTAATTCGCTGGCAAGGCGTTCGGCATATTCAACCGCTTCTTTTGCCGCTTTCAGCTTTCCGCAAACCGGGCAACCAGTCCAAACGTTGCGGAAAACACTCTTCGCCAAATACTCGCCATGCTCTGCACATTTGCGTGTCTCCGTTTTGGCGTTGCCATAGTTTTTTAAAAAATCGGCGGTACTTTTCAAAGCCATATCCACCCCCTTAAAAATCTGTTGTCGGCTGATCGCCGTATACTTTGCCGTCCAGTACATCAGCCGTCATGTTGTGGGTTAAGCCACCATTTCCGCTGGACTGTTTGCCAAAGGTTTTATTCCTGACCCAATCAGCGCGGAAACTTCCCCAGCCGTTGCCGATGGAAAAAACAACTGCCTGAAATGCCGTCATGCCAACTTTTTGAGCTTCGCTTGCAATCAGGCGCATAGCCGTCGCAGTCAGCGGTTGGCGTTTAGCCTTGCGAATTGTCAAAAAGTCTTCAGCGATTTGCCCTGTTATCCCATGCTCTGCCAACAGTGATAAATCGGCTTCGTGCTTGGTCTGTTTTTTCGCTGTTTTTTCGGGCGCTGTATTAATATCTACGTTAGTAGATATTTGTTTTTTGTTTTTTGTATTTATGTGACCCCCC